GGCTACCATGTCTGGTATGAGTTCGTCAGGGATGGACTGGTGGATGGATTCTAGGCCAGCCACATCCGTACCCGATTAGGCGTTGTTCGTCTTGTAGTCGAACATCCCGAACGTCAGAGGACTGTGGACCAGCAGAGCGGCCATAGCCTCCATCATACGGCGAGGACCACCACCGTTTTCGGTGAGTTCTCGGACCTGAGCGATGTTGCCGCCGTAGCGGATTTCAAGCATGTCCCACGGAATCACGAAGCCCTTGCACTTGGCGTTATCGAGGTGCAGAGACGCACGATACTTGGCCAAGGTGAGAGCGGCGAGACGGTCGGCGGCAGACGACGAGGCGGCAGTGACAACAAGGTTGTCGCTCAGCAGGGCGTTGTTAGCCGTGGACAGGACGACAGCCTTCTTGGCCTCAAGGTTACCCGCAGACACCGTGATGGTACCAGAGGAGTTACCGTCAGAGGTGATGGCCTTGACTCGGTTAGATTCCGTAGTGGTGACGCCGTCGTACAACTTGAACGAAGAGACGCTGGAAGCAACGGTCTCAATGATAGTGTACGGGTTAACGCCAGCATGAAGGAACTGGGACGGGATGAGGGCCAACTTACCGAAGTCACCCTCGAAGTAGTCGACCGAAGCCGAGATAGTGTCGGCGTTGGCGTCTCGGGTGGAGCGGATGCCAGTGGTGGACGAAGGGCCAGCGGGCGAACGGCTGGTATAAACCAGTTCCGTGAACTGACGCTTGAGTTTCGTGCCGACAACGGCTTCGTGGTTCTTGAACTGACCAGTCTGCTCGTAAACGGAGGTCATCAGGTCCTGAACGGTATTCTCGTTGAGGGTGCTGACGTCCGTACCAGTGCCGACGATGGACGATTCAGGGGTGACGAAGTTAACGTCGATATCACGGATGGACTGCGACTGAGTGCCGTACTTGTCGGCATTGGTCGTGGCGGTAGCCTTATCCTTCTTCAGCCAAGCCGTAAGGCAACGGGTGCGATACGGGGTAGTGCCATCATCGATGGCAGGCATGATATCAGAAGTGAACGTGATTTCCATCGAACGCTTGAGGTCGATGGTAGCCTTAGCCAACTGACGGCTCAGTTCGTTCTGAACACCAGCGATGTTCAGGATATCCTGAGTGAGGTTGGAGACGTGCACCGCTCTGCGGAACAAGTGGATGTTATTTTCGACTTCAGTGCGGTAACCAATGGTGTACTGCTTGAAGGCGTCGTTGGTGGAAGGGTTCGTCGGGTCGACGTCCTTGCCATCAAGGATGCCGAGTTCGACGGACGGCTCGGGGTTGCGGTCGACCTGCCAGCGGAAAGTGGTATTTCCGGGCTTAGAGCCACGCTTAGCCATCGAGGTGATGGGCGTTTCCTTAGCGTCGACGTTGGTGATGAGGTCAGAGAGTTCTTCACGGATACCAACACGGGCACCTTGAAGCGGACGCTGATTTTGGAACTGGTTCTCGAATAGTGAGGCCATAGGGATGATGATTAGGAATCAGATGAACTTATTTCTGAACACTTCAGACAAGTCGTCTAGGGAAGAAGTCCGTTTATAGCGGTCTGCGGCCTGTTGTGCCATTACGCCATTCGCTTTGGGAGCGGACGACGCCGAAGGCATAACATTGCTGGTTGGCTGTACTGGTACTCTCTGCGGGGCGATGCCTTGACGAGCAGATGCTTTCTGCTGTTGATAAGACACCATCCCGTTAGCGAGGTGTGCGGCGTAGATTTCGTAATCGGGGAATCTCTTCAACTCTGGAACGGCATCGACGAAACGCTTAGCCATAATGGCACGTTTGTCATTTTCGTTATCGAGCCAAGGGAACTCCTTGCGAGCGGTGGCTCTGAAAGCCTTGCTCTTGGTCACGTAATCTAACTGCTGGGGGAGTTGGTCTTCAACCGCACGAAGTGCCGTGACTTTCGCCTTGGCAATCTGCTCCTTGGAGATTGGCTCTTTCCCATCCTCGTAGTACCCGTCTGGGTAACGTTCGCAAAATAGTCGGATTTCCTTCTGACGCTCGTACTCGGCCTGAATTTTCTCTTCGGAATCGAAAGCGTTGAATGGATTTGCTTCGTTTCTTGGAGCGGCCTTTTGACGCTTGAGCGTTTCGAGTTCACTTTCCAACTTTTTGGTGCGTTCCTCAGCCTCTTTACGCTGAGCGGTCAGTTTCGAGATTCGCTTATCGACACCTTTCGGGGCCCTCTGCTCCTCTTGATACTGCTCCTCACCCTGAGTTTCCTCAGTCTGTTGTTCTGGCTCGACTTCCGACCCATCTGAAAGGTCTTCGTCGGCCTCGACCTGTTCATCAGCAGGTCGCACTGCTCCTTGCTGACCGTCAGCGAGGGCTCTTCCAAAGAATTGGGAGAGTTTTTCATCATCAGCGAGTTCGGCACGTTCGCTTGGTTGGGCCATGAGTTGATTAGCCTCGGGCTCAAGGCCGAGGAGTTCGTCGTTAGACGAGATATTGGAGTCTGGTTCCATAGTCAGCGTTGCTTGCTACGCAGAAGTAGTACGAAGGTTGTTCAAATTGAGATAGAATCAAGTCAGTTGGTCATCAGCCTCCGCTTTGACCCGAGTTGGACTGCTTTTCCCCCGTCCTCACCTTTGTCATGAAGTCCCTGTTGGCCTGAAAAAGACGCAGAGCGTCGTTGTAGGCTGTAATTTGACCAACAGCGAAGGCTTTTTCCTCGCCGACGATTTTGGGGTTCATGACGGTGATGAGGCAGTTCTGGAATTCTGCGTCCAAAAGGAACAGAACTGAGTTGTAGAGTTCTTCGGCGTCCTTGTTGACGAAGCCGAAGGTGCGTGTGTTTTGGTCTATTTCCATAGATTAGAGCATTCCAGTCCCTTGCATGGGCGGAGGCACCCCGCCAGCCTGTTGCTGTTCCTCTGGGGCGACCTGTTGTTGTTCCTGCTGAGATTCCTGCATCTCTCCTTGAATCTGTTCGGACGCTGGAGTGACTCCGATTCTGCCGATTTCCTTGTTCTTTTGCTGGTCGATAGACATTTGCAGGTTCTTCGAATAGTTCTGAAGCAGGATTTGGAAGATTCTGTCGCCCTGAGCCGCCTGCTGGGCCTTGGGGTTCTTCTGAAGGATTTCCTGAAGATAACGCATCTTCGATTCGGCGGTAGGGTCGTTTTCCACGTACATGGCCTCGTTCCCGAGCATCATCATGCCCACGTCGTTGATAACGTCCTTGTACAATTTCTGGGAAGCCGTCGTTTGGTCAATGACGAGTTCTCTAGCCGCATCTGGGCTGATGGCCTCGACGACCAACTTGACCAACTTATTGCGGTCAATGACGCCGCCGCTGTCGAGCGGAACGACCGTCTCGACGATAGCCTTGAGTTTCTCCATGACGAACTCTGGGTCAGTATCTCTGACGTCAAAGCGAACGTTGAAGTCGTACTGGCTGTGAATGTCTGACATGTTCTGCTTCAGAGGGGCATTGGTGATGCGAGTCACTTCTTCCTCTGGCATGAACTGGAGGCACAGGGAGAACATCTGCTTGTACACCTGAGTCCAGAACTGGAGCCAGTTGTTCACCTGCAACTGTTGGAGCATTCTTACCTTGTTAGGGTCAATTTCCTCTCCGACGATGAATCCGTAGAAGTTACCAAGGTTGATTTCAATCTGCTTGATAATCTGAATAGCATACTCGGCTTTACCCTGAGGAGGGTCCATCCAAGTGTAGTCATCCTTCGTCGAAACTGGAAGCACTTGTCCCGGAGCAATCCTGTTCAAAGCACCAACTCTCTTGACCACTTTGACAGGCGGCATGATTTCAAGAGCGGTACGGTCACGGAAGGCGTCGTGCTGGGCTTTAACTTCGTCCTGCTCGGTCTTGCTGATTTCAGGAATGCCTCTGCTTTCAGTCACCTGACGACGAGACATTTCAAAACGAATCGGGATAAACGGATACTCGCCGTGGGCGTAGTTAAGCATCTCTTGGATGGCATACAGGTCATTCCCGACGTGAGGAGAAAACACCGTGTAGTAGATGGAAGGAATGTCGTTTTCGTCCAACTGGCGGTAGTAGGCCCAAACAACTTCAATGAGGTGGTCGCCTCTTAGGATGTTGGAGTTAAGTACCGTGGTGGTGGGAACGAGGTTGGGGTCGTTAAAGTAGTAATGGTTACCCATCGTCTTCGAAGCGGCTTCAATGAACTCAGGACTCCAGTTGGCATCTTTGTTCATCGAGCGTAACTCAACTTCCGTCATGTACTGGCGTCTAAAGATGACTCTGGCCTGCTGGAGGTCGCTGGTTTCTGGAGGGAAGCAGACTTCGTCATACGGCTTGAGAGCCGTAATTTTTGGCAAGTTCTTCTCAATGTAGACTTCTTCCAGTTCGCCCTGACCTTCTTCCCGCATTTTTCGAACGAACTTGCGGAGGTCTTTGACCTTCATTTGAGGCATCTGCTGACGGCACAGTTCGATGGCGTAGTCCTCCTTGGACTCATTCATGATGGCTTGGATAAGCATCGAGGCACTGGTGATGCCCATCTGCTGTTCCTGCTCGGCGACGCCGTACAGTTCTTCCATGGTCATGGTCTGTCGGCGAAGGCCAATCTTTCTGTCCCAAGTAATCTGGGCACACGACCAGCCATAAGTAAGCATGTAGTCGGCCACCAATTCGGCCTCCCTATGGAACTCGGACCTCAACTTGGTCTCAACCAGCCACCGCATCAGGCTGGTGGCAGAGGAGGCGGCGAGGGTGTCGCCAATCTCCGTACCGCCCACCTTCAAGGTGCTGGAGTTGAAGGCGGTCATCAGGAGGGCCTTCTGGTCTCTGATAAGTCTGTCGATGAGTCGGCAACGAACGTCGGACGCACCTTCAAACGGGAACGCTGGGTCGCCGTCTGGTCTGGCCCAAGAATGCTTTTTGCCGTCGTCGGTCTGGCCAGCCCATCGGGCATAGCGAACGTCGTCAGCCCACACCATCTTCGACACCATGGTGCCGAAGTAGGCCGAACGCTGGTACTCGACTAGGAGTCTAGCGATATCTGGTTTATCCTCATGGTACGCCAAAGGGTCCTTGAGGAATTGCTTGTCTTTAAACTTGCTCATTGATGGAAGGGGTGGAGTTGTTGGAAAGGAATGCCTTGATATCGTCTCGGTAGAACATGTTCTGCTTCCCTTGCGTCTTGAAGATGCGAAGGACGCCTTGTCTGCGGAGTCGGATTAAGGTGGTCTTTGATAGACCGAAGAGCCTTGCGGCTTCGGCTAGTCTTAGGAGCGGTGGGGTCTGGTTCATGTTAATAAGAGCCTCCGAATAGTGGCTTATTTGAGTTCTTTTCGGCGTACTCTGGTTGCATGACCGCTATGTAGCGTAGGGCGTCGATAGGGTCCTTGCTGGAGCCCTTTTCGCCGTCAGTACCAGTCCACTCACGCAAGCACCACATGAGGTTCTTGCATTCTTCGGAGATAAAAAGTTTGGGTTGGTTGACCGTAGAGACGGGTTCGTTCTGGTCGTAGGAGAACCAATCGTTGATAACGGAGATGCCTTCCTCCAGCCTTAGACCAGCGGCGGGGGTAAAGTACATTGGGTTCGGTTCCTCATCGAGCAATTGAAGGAGCGTTGTGCCACCCTCCTTGTTGATGACTGGGGAGCCAGCGGCTCTAGGGTCGATGAATCTTTCGGTAATTACCTCTTCGCCCTCCAGTTCTTTGATGTGGTCTTTGATTTCATTAAGACCCATGCCAGCACCCTGCTTTTGGGCTGGGCCAGCCCGACCATCAGGTTTCTCGGATGGCAATGCCCATTCGCCCATGCTTATGTCTGGCCATTCACGGTAGACGTACTTGTTGCCATCCTTGTCTACCCTCATCCAAAGCATGAACCAGTTTCTGGCACCAGCGGGGTCGACCGCCATATAGTTGGTGCCTTCTTTGGGGATTTGGTCCTTGGGTATGATGTTTGGCTCTCCGAACCTTGGGAACTGTGAACCCGCAAGGGATTCAGCCCATCCATACGCACGAATCTTTATTTCGTAAGGACCTCTCCCACGAAGTGCTAACTTGATTTGTTCGAATGGAGAGTATCTATTCAGGACCGAATGAAACCAGATGACATTAGCGGACCCCTTGGAGCACTCTGCGATGTAGGGCATGTGTCCTTTAGGGATACTTGGCACATTCTGTGTATCTGGAAGGAGGTCTGCAAAGAGAGACTTCTTGATACGGCAACCCGCTACGTAATCTTTTACTACTGGGGTAAACCCAGTGATTGGGGTAAAGGTGAGTATCATCTTTCCCGAACGGGTGACTAGTCGGTAGCGAAGCGTCTCAATCCAGTCCTGCGGAACTAGTTCGTCGCACCAAATAAGGTCAGGTTCACCACCTTCGATGACCTTTTTCTCCTGACCGTAGTTCATGAAGAAGCACTGGCTTCGGTTTGGAAGGACGAAGGTGGCATCCGTATACCCGTTCTTCTGGGAGTACTGGATGTTGGTTACCTTAGTCTTTCGAGCGTTTTTGAACTCTGGCGGCATGTACTTCCAGATGACCGCCTGTTGCATTTGAATGGATGTTTGGCTTGTGGTGTGCAGGCACCAAACACGGCTGTTGGGTCGGGAGCACAACAGTTGCATTACTCTTTTTGCGGCATACTCGGTTTTGCCAGCACGGTTTCCCCCCATAATGAGCAACTCCGAACCACTCATGAGTAATCTATCTGAGTCTGACCAACTCGTCGGTTCATACCCATGCCTGTAAGGGTCTTGAACCTCAGCCTGAATTTTTTCTTCTCGGCGGCGGATTACCTCAACCGTAGCCTCCGTACCCATTGCACGGGCCATCTCAAGCACCTCATCCTCGCTAGGAAGGTGAATGATGGGATGCTTTGTTAGTTTCATCCCCGCCACGGTTACGGTGTCAGCGGACATTACTCTTCCTCTTCCTCCGCATCATGTGGCGTTGCCGCTGTGCTGGTATTGAACTGTTGGAAATTGATGACGGGGAAGGCACCGTTCCAATGCATACCCTGAAGGGTTCTAGGTCCAGCGGTAATGCCCATATCAAACATGCCTTGGTTAGGAACGAAGTGCTTGCTCGTAAGGACTGCGGGGCCAGCAGACGCCCCCTTAAAGAACTTGGCCACGGAGCCGCTAAACGGCACACCTCGTCCGAAGGACGAAAACATTTTTCTAGGCGTCCTCAGAATACTCTTCGGCCCGCCTCCCGTAACCCTGCCCTTAACATCATGCCGAGGAGTCTTCTTCTCCCGTTCCTGCATTCGCTGGGCCTCATGAGTACCGATACCGTAGGGGCTTTTTGCGTTATCGGCGGTGAATGCGGCCTTGAGGCCGTAGTTCTGCTTTACCTGTTTGTCGTATGATTTGTCACCTGAGAGACGTTCCGTCATGCGGGCTTTCTCATCAGTACCAAGTTCGAACGACTTGTTTACCTGAGTGGGGTCAAGGAGGTGGTTCGTGCCCTTAGAGGGTGCGAAGACTTCAAAGTCCTGTTCTTCGTTATTCCGTCTCATCTGGCTGTTCCTCATCTGGCTGTTCCTCCTTTGGCTTAGAACCCCTTCGCATGTTGCTTACGGCACCCCAAAAGGCGGCACCAGTAGCACCAGTAGCGGCAATCCATTCCCTACCCATCTGGATTTCCTCTGGGGAAAAGTCGTACGGGCGATGCATGTACTGCATGTTCATGTTCCCCTTGAAAGCGTCGTAACGCATCTTCAAGGTCGGGATTCCGTCTGGGGAAAGAGATGCACCCCAATCTCCCTTGTACCAAGGGCCATACTTCGCCTTGGTATGACCGTACGGCAGATACTCGCCGAAGTGGGCTGGCTTGAAGTTACCGCTGTTCCAATGCTCGGTGATATCACGCCCGCCAAGGAACACCCTTTCGGAGTCCCCATTGGGGACGAACTTCAAGTCCCTTGGGGCCATGTACGCCCTTGGAACGATGGAGCCTACGCCTTGGTTCTTGACCACGTCTTTTTCTGCGGCGGCGGTGAACTTGCCTAGGAAGGCGTTAATCGTGTATCTTCCTGCCTGACCGCTCGCCTTGTTGGCAAGCACCTTGGAGCCGACATAGCCTGCGGCTTTTTTCTCGGCAGAGCCGACGGCGGAGACAATCCCACGGATTGCACCCGCTATGGCTTTGTCTGCTAGTCCCATTTTACTTCTTCCAGAACGCCAAGAAGTCCCTGACCTTCTGGACGCAGTTGGGGTTGTTAACCCCAAACATAAACCCGAGGGCGAAGGATGCGAGGAAGAGAGCGGCGGTGATAATTAGACCGTACATGACTTTTTATTGGCGGGCGGCGGTTAGCACCACTTCTTACCTTTGTAGTTAGTGCGACCTGCCGACTTCTGCTCGCCCTTCATGGCTCGCTTGGGCATGGGTTGCTGGTACTCGGGTTCGGTCTTCATAATCTTTTCGCCCTTCTCGAAGTATTTCGATTCGGTCGATTCCTTGTCATTCTTTGGGTTCTTCATGGTTCTTGGTTCTTTGGATGAGTTGATTAATTCTCAGGATGGAAGTTGGGCGATGTTCGCAAAAATAGCGACCACCACGATATTTAACCGCTATGGGCAATTGTGGTTTGAACGGGGTTGAGTCGAAAACATTGCAAAAGGCCCGCTTTCCGTCTTCGAGCGTAATTTGCATTATCCGACGATTGGGGAAGCCGACCTTAAAAACGACCGCCTTGAGGACTTCCTCCTTAGGCTTGTCTGCGGGGACAGCGACCTTCTCGCCGTCAACCAGACCAAATCGCTTAAATACCCTAACTTGCCCCTCTTCAGTTAAAGCGACTGGGCAGGTCTGAATCGGTCTGCTCCCCATTGGGATGCGTTCCCAGTCTCTGCCCTCTACGAGGTCGGTCTTGCGGAATGCCACCAGTTCGTCCTTGGGGACGCCCCATCGCTCGATGACCTCAGACTCCTTGAGTAATTCAGTCATTGGTCAAATGGATGCGGATGGCCTCGCAGTACTCGTCGTCAATCCACGGGGCTGGCTTGATGAACACCCCTACGAAGGGACTGGAAGTGCGGAACTTCATGACCTTGCCAAAGACCACCTGAGAATCGTCATGCCAGAAGCCGAGGTCAGTCAAAGCATCGCACATGGACTTGGCTAGGTTGTCGAAGTCGGGCTTCGTCGTCATGGGGGCCGACTTGCCCTTGTCCGACTTGATTAACGGGAAACCGTAGTAGAGCGTTAGTTCAAGCGGGCCATCGTACGGCTTGTCGGGGGTATGCTTCTTGGCCATCAACTTGAACTGCTCAATCCACCGCTTGATTTGAGAGTTGGCCATCTTACCGATAAATTGCCGTCCATCCCGAGTCTTAAGGATACGGAGGTCCGCTTGGTGCGTCGTCCGAATGGGAGGCATGTCCACCAAGAATCGGCGTTCAAAGTAATTGCTTCTATCCTCTTGCATCGTTGACAACAGATGACCCCCATCTACGTTATGTCAACCGTGGACAACGAACGATTAGATACCAACCCATCCTCGAACCATAACGCCACCCGTGTCTCCGCCGAACGGAAGCAACAGGTCGAGGACATGCTCAGGTCGGGTACCCCCGTCCTAGAGGTAGCCAAGTTGGCTAAAATGTCCCCCAACAATGTGACGGCCATCAAGAAGGCCATGCCAGAGTCCACGGGCCTCCAAGACGAGTTCAAGGCCACTACCGTCCGCAACCTGAAAGCCTTCGTCCAGAGGGCTTCCCAGAAACTGGTAGACGAACTGGACTCCCTCCACGTCTCGCAGGTCCCTATCGCCATGGGCATCGCCATAGACAAGATTCAGACCCTCCAAGACCAGCCACAGGCGGTCGTTGAGCATAGATTCAGTATCTCCCATGAAACGCTCGACTCCCTGCTCAAGTCGAAGGGCTTTAGCCCTGATGGGAAAAAATTCGACGTCATCGACCTAGACGTCAAGTCGACCAAGCCAGAAAGCACTCAGTCCTTCCTGTCGTGGGCTGAAGACCCTAAGTCTTTTTTGGGGAAAACAGTAGTAGATGTGAATCCGTCACAGGAAATCGACGTCTCGTCTCCTCGACCCCCCCCGCCCCCTTAATCATGTGCTAGGTAGTCATGATTGGACTTCGCACAATAGTCATTATGTCTAGTCCAACCCTAATCTTGGGTCATTCACACAAGTAAAGCGGGTCAAAGCGGTGGGCATGCAGTTAGGGGGCTTGACATGGGGTCTATCTTTATAGACTTACCATGGGCCTTGCGTCGGATTAGATACACCCTAGTCGATTCACCCTCTAGAATGGCCTAGGAAGGCAGGATAGGGGTCAATGCTAGTGCTAGGTCGTTCAGTCCTTCCAATGGGCTCTGGTGACAAACGGTAAGGTATCACAGGCTATCATCCAGAGATTGGGAATGGGGACTAGGATGACCTTAGAGGCTAGGTCATCACCGCCTGAGGTTAAGCGAGAGCCAGCATAGCCTTGGGTTGAGAGGCACTTGCGGAGGAAGACCTTGAGGTCCTCGGTACGCCACAGGTAGGTGGCTTGGGGGACGTCGTTGAGGCGTAGGATGTGGCACCAGTAGTCGGCCTCGGTGACGGCTATGCCTGAGGGCTTGCCACGGCACTCGTACTCAAAGACAGCGTTGCCAGTGGTGGCCCAAGCGTCTCGCTCGGTCTTAACCTCGACCTTGGCTTGGTCTGTGCCTAGCCAAGTGAGCCAGCGTTCTCCCTGCTGGCCGTACTGTAGGTCTAGGTCAAACTTGGCTCTATCATTCATTCCCATAGGAGGGGGATACCAATCTCGATGATGGACTGGTGGTGGGCATCTAGCAGGTTAGTGTAGCGTTGGCCTGTGGCCATCTTACGGCGAGCAAGGGCATAGAGGTAGCCGACCGACGTAAGGGGTGTGGTGGGGGCCTTGGATGTAAGCATGATGGGCTCGAAGGGGCTAGACGTCTTGGTCAGCCCTTTCATGTGTCGTATCTTGGGTATGATTGCTGGGCCTAGGGAGTAGCAAGCGTAAAGCAATTGGGGTGATGGGTATGCCCTATGATGCTCTAGGAATTCCGCTTGTATCCAAGTTATGAACGAGAGTGCGTAGTACCTAGACGACTGTGGGTCAGTTGCTGTGTGATAGGGGCGCACATCCATGCCATGCTTAAGCCGCCAATCTGATATTTGATTCCACGCATGCTGGTGTATCTGGTATGGGCCAAGGGCTGGGCCATCCTCATTACTTATGTCGCCTACGGCCTTGGGGTCATCGCCTGACTCAATGAGAGCAAGGGCCTTGAGCAACGAGCGTTGGTCATTGGAGTAAGTAAGTTTCATTTGCTTGCCCTGTGGTGTGGGCGGAGTTGGTGTTGGGTCCATGAGTTCTACACGACGACGTAAAGGCAAGGCGAACACCAAGGTAAGCAAAAAAAGTCCTAAGAAAGTCCAATACAGTTTGAGCGTGGACTTCGAAGGCGAGAGTGGGGTGTCGTCGTTCATCAAAGGTAACTTGGACAATGACCCGACGTTGGGCAACTTGGTTATGCTGGAACCCAGAGAGTGGCTGGACTATGCTTGCGTGGGCGTGACGCATCTGAGGGATGAGGTGCATGCCATTTATGACCTGAACATTCTGGAAAACATCTACGCTATGATGTATGCGTATGAAGAATTCCACTACAAGACGCCAGGCATTCATTGGTATCGTATCTACAAATCAATTACAGAGCAGCACGTGGACGATGCTAGAGAGTGGGTTGCTTACAACACGCTACGTGGGGCTGACTACCTGAAGGAGAATAGACCCCTGTTTACCCGCTCACATGGTGAAAATGACCTCCAAAACGACTGGGTAACTGAAATTTAGTGCATCTGGATTTCGTTGTATATCATATACTTACGTAAATGAGACAGTAATCTAACTACAACCGCTTGACGAACGACTACTGGTGAGCATTGTGAATGGAGTCGACGGTGAGCAATCACTTCGGCAATGTTCTTTAGACAATCAACTTTGAGGTGGTGCCTAGCAGTCACTCGGGGCCAAGGATGTAACCGACGCCAACTGTGAATAGTCAGTCTGGCACCACCTCTCCCTTTAAGGGGCGTTAGTCAGGCACGACACAACTGGTACATGCAATACCTTGGTTGAGGGGTTCGAATCCCCTACGCTCCACCTTCGGGTGCTTATGCTGAAGAGTCGAAGCCACGGTTTGCAAAGCCGTTGTCACTGGGTTCAAGTCCCAGAAGCACCTCAACCTTATCGGCGGTATGTTCAATGGGTGAACAGCAGACTGTAAATCTGTCGAGTTTCTCACAGTAGGTTCGATTCCTACACCGCCGACCATTTGAGGGTATATTCGCTTCAGGACAGTTTCCCAACAATACACCCTTGGAACGGTCGTCCTTGAGCGTCACAACCCTCTCCCTTTACTGGGGCTCTGGTATCGTAAGACCAGAAGTGCGGAATAGTAGCCGCATTTGCAAGACCCAGTTCTCTTTCCCGCCCGCAAGGGCACAACCACAACAACACACATGAATAAGAAAACCATCGCCGAACTCTGGCTGGTAGCCGTGATTATCGATACCGTCATCCTGACGTCCCTCGTAGTAATCGCTGGCCTCCTGCTCAGCAAGTAAGCACTAGCCCGCAAGGGCCCACTCTTCAAACCACACACACATGAGCATCAAAATCAAACTCAAGAACCACAAGAGCGAAGCCCACAAGGCCAACCTGCTCCTCGGGCAACTGCTCGACCTGCTGACCAATCTCAACGACACCGACGAGGTTAAGGTCAAGGCCCTCTGGCAGGTCGCTGAAATCGCCAACGACACCGCCAAAATGGTCCAACAGGACTCCAACTTGACAAATCAATAACCTTAAGCATACACAACTACGCACACACATGAAAATAGAAGTAATCAACACCATCGACCTCGATAATATCAAGGTCACCAACGCTATCGCTAGCGTCATCAACTCGGCGTTCGAGACGGGGCTCAACCCCGCTTGGTTTGAAGTGAAGTCCCTGTCCAAGGGTGGCTTCCTTGATGCGGCCTTTGCCGACGGCGACATGGAAACCCCATCACGCAAGCCAGCCATCAAGAACTGGACGCTTGAGGCCCGCCTGAATTCAGACGGTTACAAATCCAAATGGGTCACGCTCACTCCTGAACTGGCGGTCAAACGCTGGATTGCCATGAGCACTGACCCTGAACTTAAGGTTCTCGATAAAAAGGCTAGGGCTTACATCAATTACCTAGTGGCCTTGAGCCAAGGGCTTAATGACAAGGCCGAGTCCATTCTGTTCGACGAGTACGAGCCCGATGGCGTTCACGACGACGCTCTGGCCCAGTACGCCATCGCTGAGGAGGTAGTTTTCGGCTAACATGGCTCGCTACATCAAGCCATCTTCGGTGCGTAATCTTGCCAGAGTTCTTGGCAAACGCACTTCCAAGCAATTTATTGATGCCCTAGACAGGCACGTTGAAAACCGAGTGAAGCAAGCCGTAGCGGTTCATAACGGGGGAAAGAAAACCCTCGACAGACACGTCACCCAATACCTATTCGGTAACCAATAATTTCCACCCAGCACACACATGAAAGACATGACCACAGAAAAGTTCGAATCGCCCGCCTTGCAGTGGGTATTCAACGGCAACCCAAACAAGCCCAGCACCGAGGACCTTGGCCGCACAGCCATCGCTCTAATCGAGGCCGAAGCCAAACTCAGCAACGTGCTTCTTGATACCAAGAAGTTAGCCGAGCAGACCGAGAAGAACATTGAGTTCATCCGCTCTGGCCTTGCCAAAATCAACACCGAACTCAATGGCTAAGCACTTCCTGCCTGACCCTGAGTTCAAACTGGAACTCGAACGGGTGGAGGCCACGACCAAGCGTGACGAGAAATCGTACCGCTCGTCGCTGGCCCTCAACCAGTCCCTGCTCAAGGGCATCCTGTCAGTCTCGCCGTCCCACGCCGAGTACCTGCGGCTGAACCCAGAGGAGACGCCTGCTTTGACCTTTGGCTCCGCCCTGCACACGCTGGTGCTTGAGCCCAATGAGTTCAACAAGCGGTATGCTGTACTGCCTGAGTGCGACCGACGCACGAAGGAGGGTAAGGCCATCTATGAGGACTTCTGCCTGAGTAATGCTGGCAAGACCGTGCTCAGGAACGATGATTACATCAAGTTGGTATCTATGGCCGCTAAGTCTCGCCCATTCTTCGATGAAAAACAGGCTATCAAGTCCTTCCACGAAATGACTTTTTCGGGTACCTATGCGGTCACCGATGGTCAGTTTAAGGGAAAGCGTGTCGAAGTTAAGGCCATGTTCGATGCCGTCTACCAGTTCGAGGACAGGGTTGTCATTAAGGACCTTAAGTCCGTAGGTGACATTTCGAATGTCACTGGGGCCTCGTATGGCTTTGGTTGGGCTGTTCAGTCAGCCTTCTACCACGACTTAGGCCAGTTCCTGTACCGCAAGGATGTGTCCTTCGACTACGTAGCCCAGAGCAAAGAGGAGCCCTATGACGTGCGTGAGTACGCTGTCAGCGACGAGATGTTCGCCAAGGGCCGTGCCTCGTACTACTCCGCCATCAATCGCTGGCTGTGGTGGGATGCCAATGGCAGGCCTGACACCGCTGAGTTCCTAGGAAAGCAAATCCTCAATGGCTAAGGACTTCGAGTTCAAGGGAATCTGGATTCCAGCCCGTGTCTTTACGGACATTCGGCTGACCCAGAGCGACAAGTTCCTGTTTGGGGTCATCCACATCCTCTGCAACGAGCGTGGGTGCTTTGCCACCCGTGAGGCTCTGTCCGAGTACATGGGGCAGTCCGTCCGCAACACCCAGTACAGCATCGGGCGTCTGCTCGAGTCTGGGTATGTCCGCAAGGATGACGACGGGGTGCTATGGGACATTATCAGCCACACCATCG